GAGCAGTGAAGACTTCCTGACCGTTGTCGTATGCGATGGCCGAACCTTCGTTCTTAACCGGAGCAGCGGAGAAGCCCGACAGCTTGGTTTCTTCTTCGAACGAACGCTCGGAGGTTTCGGTGTCAAAGAATTCCTTATGCTCTTCGCCGTAGCGAGCATATTCCAAACCGAACAAAGCGTTCAGGCCCGGGAGGAGTTCTTTGAGGAGTTGTGCGCGTGAAATTGCCATGTGTTAGACTCCTCTTAGACGCCGGTTGGGTTGAGATAAGGATGCATACCTTGGTTCCACTTGACGACAACTTCCGTGTAGGAAGCTGGGTAGCCAGCAGGTGAAGTTTCAGCAATGACATCAATGATGCGGATAGGGAACGTCGAGGTAGTACCCGTTGTGGCGCTAATAGCGACACGCGAGTCACCGTTGGTGGTGTTACCAGCGTTCTGAACCAAAACAGCATTTTCACCGACGTTTGCACGGGTGACTGTGCCGATTGTGGTACCGCTTGATACTACGGCAACCTTGTACAGCGCGTCAGGATCGTCTTGCACGAATGCAACGATGTCTGAAGCAACAGTGTTAGCTGCGTAGAACTGACGGAACGTCTTACCAAAGGTTGGATCGGTGTACGAGCAACCAAGGAAAACGCCGACTGGGGTAGCCGAGCTTGTGCCAACGTCCTTATCGAGCGTTCCCGAGCTATTCAACTTTACGACGTCACCAAAGAAGATGGACGTTGCAGAGTTAGAAGTGATCGGAATCGAACGAGTAGCGCTAGCAAAAACCTGACCGCCGATCAAATTGATCGGAATGAGACCATATGGTCCCGAAACAACAGGGTATGCCATGTTTCTTAACTCCTAAGATTTATTTGCCTGAACCAAACGATGTCTTGGACCTACGCTCCGTAAAGAGCGGCATCCTCGGATCGTTCTCTCGCATGAAGTTGCTATCCACGGACTCATTCTGAGCTTGGGTCATCCGGTCGAAGTGTGCCCGACGTTGTTCCATAAACTCAGTAGGAATCTTGCAAAGCAACAAACCTGCGACTTCGATGTTATCCTTAAAGCGACTATCCGGGTCGGTTAGATTTTGGAACTTAGGTTGTTCCTCAATCCGAACTGGTTCCCAGCCTTCACGGAAAGCCGACGATGCATTACGGGCATCATTCTGTCCCAGTGTCGATACGCGTACCCAACGGTAGTTGTATCCATCTAGCTTATCAGGCTCGGGCAGCGTTGAAGCTGGTTGCCAAGCCTTAGGCCGTTCGGCCACTTCACGAGTTTCCATCTCACGTACGATACGATTTTCAGCCATTTTTATTCTCCTTAGCAACTTCACGAGCATATTGCTCTGCGGTTAAACCCAACTTTTTAGCGATTGCTAGTTGGGACTGTCTTAGCACGATCTTTTTGGAGGATGTGCTTCGTGACGCTGAGGCGACAACGGCTGATCGGTTAGCACGCGCAGTGGATTTCGTGTCACTGCTAGCTGAGTCAGAATCCCCGAAATACTCAGGAAAACGACGACGCATCGTTGTGTCGATAGCGCCCCAATATTCGTCAGTACCGATATAGTTACTACCGTACTGTTTTTCGAGCTTCTGATGAAGCCCTAAGGCTGAGGCGGTCATTTCCTCATCCAGACCATACCATTGATTGCGCTCTTGCCACGCCATCGTCTTCTGATCCGGGCGCGGGATTTGGACCGCTTCCGGGTTAATTTGTACCTCAGTCTCTTGAGTTTGTAAAGTAGGTTTATAGTTAGAAAGTTGTTCGAGCTTATATTGAGCAGCATTTAGCTTCTCTTGGGCGTCGAGTACTTTATCTGTATCCCCTGCTTCATAAGCATCGCGGTAAGCCCGACGAGCCTCAGTGAGTTCAAACTCTACGTTCTGTTTAACGCTACCAACTAACGACTCCTGCCCTTGGGCAAGTGTGTTACGAAGCTGTTCGGCTTCTTGGCGGTAACGCTGCGCAGCAGTAAGAGCCTCGTTCTGTTCGCGCTGATAGCGTTCCTTTTCACGGCGCTCATCGTGCCAGACCTTCTTCATCTGCTTTAGACGAAGCTTGACCTTTTCAGAATACTCTTCGAGTTCGTCGGCTTCGAGTTCGTCAACGATCTCCTTCGGCATCGGCTCACGGCCTCGGTCGGCCTCCGGGGTATCGTCTTCTACCTCAATTTCGGGTTTGCTATCTACAGCATCGTCTTCGACTTCCCACTGGAAGTCATCATTATCTTCAATCATTTGTGCCTCCTAGGCTTATGCGCGCTTAATGCCTCTTGGGTCCTCGACGGTCCCTTCGATTGCATCATCGTTGATTATACGGAACTCTCGGCCATGGATTTTGACACGGGTACCGGCATGTGGTCGTACAAGGACGAAGTCGCCCTCTTTACACCATGGGCCACTTGGGAACCGTTTCTCGTCCTTATAGCAGTCTGGGCCTAACTTTATGACGAACAACGTAACCGTCAGCAGTTCTTCGTGCTGAAGGGTAATATCCGCCTTGATAATCCCACCGTCAGTCTTCTTCTCGATATCTGGAAGCGCACACAGGATGCGATACCCAGACGGGTCAGGAAGTTGTTTAGGCCGGTCTTCAACAGCAAATTCGGATGCTGCGCCGACCTTTGGTATGGGTTTACCTGCTAAGTCGATAAGATCAGTCATCGTCAGCCTCCATGCGTTCTGCGGTTTCGACGATGATATTGTTTGCTACGAGCAAGCCACGGTAAATGCCGCAAGCGTACTTATAAGCCCCAAAGTCAGCGGCGTTACCCATTGCCATATCAGCCTCAATAATTTTCAACTCGTCTTGCACCCTTTTTGACAGGTGCCTGAGTAGATCACTCATTAGTTACCTCTTCTGTTGTAGGAGAAGCCGGGGTGGCTTCCTTTTGTTGCTGGTTCATCTGTATCTGCTCGCGGGCAATATCCATGCCCATCCGCAGACCCTCAGCCTCTTGTTTGGCGTCTAGGTCACCCTTAGCCGTCGCAAGTTTTGCACCGACCTGTAGGCCAGCGATTTCTTTCTGTGCTTCGATCCGCATCTGCTCAAGCTCAATGCGGTCGTTCTTCTCGGCAGCGTCGACTTGAAGCTTCTGCTTCTTAAGTTCGAGTTCACCCTGCTTAATAGCCAGTTCCTGCTGCTGCATCTGGATGAGTGGGTCCTGAGCAGCTTCTTGGTTCTGCTGTTGTTGTGCTTCAGCCTGCTTCTTTTGTGAAAGCTGCTGTGCAGCGGCTGCTGCGAGGCGTGAAACCTGAAGCTCGATGTCTTCGCTCATCTCGGCGTCTGGTGGTGGCAGAGCTACACCGGCCTGTTCTTCGATCTGTTTGCGATACGAGAACGCTAAGTGTTCCTGCATGTGGGCTTGCATTGCCGCCATGACAGTTTGACCTTGTGGGTTCTGGCCGATCATCGCCGCGACCTGCGGGTCCTGCATCATGCTTGTATGTACAGCAATATGGGCTTCGTGGTCTTGGTAGATGAATGCCTTGACCGGCTTACCGTTGATGACGTCCATGTTTTCGGAGATGGGGTCACGCGGCTTCATGTCGTCACCGTCCTTAAGCGGGACGAGCTTCTCGGCGTTTGTAATACCCAGTACGTCAAGCATCTGGCGGTGCAGATAGGGCATGTCGTAAATCTGCGGAGCAGTCTGAGCCAACTGAAGCACAGCTTGATACTGCACGATCTTCTGCGCCATTGTCGCGGCGTTGGGGTCAGATACAGGGATAACGGCGACCATGTCATAGTCAGCCCGCTTTGCCTTGCGGCTACCCTCTGTTGGCTCGTAGCTATACGCTTCTGGCGTGTAGTCGCGGATGATACCCTTAAGAAGCCGGAACTCCTGCTTCATCGAGTAATGGACGCGTGCCTGAATGGCCGACATCGACTTAAGCGTACGCTCAAGAATAGCCAGCGTGGTACCCACAGGGGCTTGCCCAGACATATCGCTGATCTTCATGTCAGCAGCGCCAGCGAAGCGACGGCCTTCTTCTACGATGGTGCCTAAGAGGCTATAAAGTACTTGGCTTGGCTCTTTGTAGGGCAACGGCATGATATTATCACGCATTGTCCCTGAGGCTACGTCTACGTCACGCCATTCAGCCGGTGCTATGGGTGTGTCGTCGCCTTTAACTCTAAGACCTTTAGTTTTAAAGCCACCCGGAAGGTTAGATAGAGTACCAGCATCAACAAGCTGACGAATAAGACTGGTGCCAGACTTAGCAAAAGCACCAATAAGGTGAATAAGGCCAAAAGCGTAGAAGCCAAAGCCCGGAACATACGGGTAATGAACAAAATGCTGGCGTTTAAGTTTCTTTTTATCATCGGGGTCCCAATTCCGGCGGATAGACAGGATTGTCTGCGTGCCTTTTTCAATGGTTACAATATAAGGAAGAGCGATGCCTTCGTCTTCCTCGTCGCGGAAATTGTCGTCTTCAAGCTCAAGCTCGACCTGCATCTCAAGCAGCTTGTACCGGTCGTCTGTTGACGCACGGAAACCCATGCGCTCGGCAATAGCCGTCTCGACCTCATCAAGGCTGTCTACGGGGTCTTCAAGCTCGATATCACGGTAGAACCCTGCTGCCTGTAGTTTGGCAACCTCATTGGGTGTCTTCCGCATTACATGGGTGACGCGTCCAGCGACTTCCAAACTAGACGCGCCATAGGGTACGACAACGTCCTCGGAAGGTACGTACATCGAGGTTTGACGACCGAGTGATGGATCGTAATAGACCTTCTTGAACGCATTTCCTGAGAGGCCCAACCCCCACAGCATCCGCTCATGTTCAGGCCGATATTCGATCATCACATCGGTCAACTGGTAATTCATATCGGCTTCGACGCGCTGCGCAGCTTCTTTCTTCGCTGGCGTCTCTTTACCAAGAATCTCTGTCCGCACAGGCCCACGAGCCGGGAACGTCTCCATCATGGTCTCAGCTTGGAACTTAACCAAAGCTTCTGACAGCAGTGGGTGGTATACACCGCACGCACCGGGCCAAGGTTCAGTCCGGTCCTCGACCTTCATACCGAGCAACTCAAGGCCGTCGACGTAGGTCTGCATCCAGTCTTTGCGGCTGGAGATGTCTTCTTCAAACTCACCCAACAGGTCACCGGCAAGCTCTGCAAGAGCGCCTTCATCCATGTCTTCCGCAAGGTTTTCCGAGAACTCGTCCTCTTCCTCAGCGTCGGGATCAATTTCGATCTCCATGTCGCCGGAACGGATCGTCACCTCTTCAGGGTCTTCGATTTCAATTTCGATATCAGGCTCTTGGCCCACCATATCTTCTTTGGAAAGGCCGAGCGGGGCCTGATTGAGAGCTTTATCGACGGCCATTATTTCTTCCCTTTGAGCGTAGCCCGGTTAGTCCGGGGGTTATAAGTGTACTTCTTCGATGGTTTACCACTTAGTTTGGCCGCTCGATCAATCGCACGCTCTTCAGCAGTCATAGCGTCACGCTCACGGCCCTTTGCAGTAAGTGTTCCGTCAGAGTTCATAAGGCCACGTTTCTTCAGAATTTCACGGGCGAGCTTCTCGCTACCTACCTGCGCAGATAAACGGTCGACAATTTGATTTCGCCCCATGTGCTTCTGAGTAACCATTAATAATACCCCTGATTACGGTTACGCTTAAAATACTGGATTTCTTCCGGTTCGTCTAGGTTGGTTGTAATATATCCGCCCCTACGGAACCGGTGCAGCGCCATGGATACAGTATCGACATAGTCATCGTGAGTACCGGCTGGAAACTCAGCTACTTCGTCAATCACTTCTTCGGCCCACCGAGAAGCAGGTGCCCATACCCGTCCAGATGCAAACAAGTCGCTCACAGCGTTCAAACGGGAGATTTTGTCGTTCCCCCGTGTAGGTGTAAACTCTTGTACCGGTATCCCCATCGCCCTCATCTCGTAGATCAAAGGTGCACCTGAAGCCTTCTTTTCGATGATGACGCTGTCCGGCTCCCAATCTCTGTACTCCTCTATAGCGCACCGTTTTAGCTCGGGGAACTCCATGCGGTCCCTGAACGCGTTCAGTAGGATAATGTTAGCTTGCTCGTTGCCAGCGTCGTCAGCCTGATAAAATACGCCCCAAGTTGTACACGCCGAATAGTCGGCACGCTGCGTCTTCTCGAAGGCCGTATCCCATGACTGAAGGATGAAGTCGCACGTAGGCGGTTTGTCGCTATCCCACTCCTGCCACCACTCACGCTTGATAATAGCAGCCGACTCAGAGATGGGGTTCTGCTGATACTGCGCCATCCACTTACTGTTCGGGACGTCGCGCTTAACTTTCTCAAGCTCGCTTAGCTCCCAGAACTCAGGCCACAGTGGCTTGTCACTTGGGAGGATGGCGGGGAACTCGATTACTTCCCACTCGCCAAGGCTGTCGTTAGCCAGCGCATCCTTGAGGATTTGCCCCGTTAAGTCACGCTTCGACCAACGCGTCATAACAATGACGATGGCACCACCCGGCTGGAGACGCTGACGCGGCCCTGAGGTATACCACTCGTAGGTCTTGTCGTAGATGTCTGGGTTAACTTCCGCGATAGCAGCTTCTTGCTCGGAGTGCGGGTCATCAATGATGAGGACGTCAGCCCCCTTACCTGTCACGGCACCACCGATCCCGATAGCGAAGTAATCACCCCCCTTCGAAGTATTCCAGCGGCCAGCAGCTTTACTGTCGGACGCGAGGCTTAGGTCTGGGAATATGTTATGATATACTTCTGTGTCTACGAGGTTACGAACTTTACGGCCAAAGCCTACGGCTAGCTCAGCCGTATGGGAACATTGGATAATCTTTTTACCGGGGTACTTTCCGAGGAACCACGCAGGTAGCAGGTAAGAGGCGAACTCCGACTTTGTGTGTCGCGGTGGCATATTAATAATGAGCCGTTTGCACTCACCACGAGCAACGCGTTCGAAGGCATCTGCCATTTTTGCATGGTGTCGTCCCCCTATGAATGACGGCCAAACTTCCTTGACGAACCCAAGGAACCTATCCTGCGCAACTTTCTTCTTCTTAAGCTCTGACAGCTTATCTAGCTCAGCCAGCAGCTTCTCCTGCTCAGCTATGCTGAGCTTGGGTAACACCTTATTGATATCACGCAGTGATATCGTCATTCGTCTTCATCCTCCGCCAGTTCTGCGAACTGTACGTCTTCCATCTCGTCGAGTTCCCCGTACGCCGGGTTGTACATCGCCAGTTCTTCCTCGATGCTTTGGCCAAGGGGTGTGACATCTATAACGTCTGCGTTCAGCAGGCGCTTGACGCGTTCCTTGATTGCCTTCTCCAAGTCTTCTGGGTTCTTGTAGTTGATGGTAATCTCAGACTTGCTGGTAAATAGGCCAATGTCGCTGTGCTTGCCGAGGAGTTCCAGAGCCTTAAGCTCGTACTTAGTTTCGCCGCAGTTGGCGATTTCCATCAGCTTAAACGTAAGCGCTGCACGTACTTCGTTCGCATCAACAGCAAGTTGTTGCCCATACTGGCGTAGGAACTGCGCTGCGCCGAAGGCGGTTGATACCTGATTTAGGTTCTTGGTTTGACGCTTATTGACTACGTCAGTCAACTTCTTGGCTTCTTTAGCTACGTCTTCGTCTATCTCAAGAGGAGCGCCCATACTCACGAGCAGTTCTGCCGTGTTCCCTGCGATAGCTATCTCTTCAAGCAGAGAGCCGGGTTTAAATTCCGCAGTGTCATAAGGCACTGGGTGTTCCCGGGTAGGTTCAATTTTAATCACAGGCATATAGCGCAGCGTCCGGTTTGAGGGAGCAGGTGGCCTCTATAGCTGCGGTAGTATGGGTAAGTAAAGAACTTTTAATCTTTATGCGTCCAACCACTACGCTGGTAGGTCTTCTTCCTATGGCAGTTGGCGCAGCGCACTTCGCACTTGGCGATTTCGGCTTTTAGCTTCTTGATCCCGACGCCATCACGGGCAGCGTCGGATATGTTAAACTTTTTATCCTTGATGTGGTCGAACTCTAAGATGATCGGGTCTGCTTCCCCGCAATCCACGCAGGGATTAGTCTTAAGGTAGTTGCTTATAAATGCCCTTGTGCGGTTCCGTGCAACTTTGCTGTACTCTTTGGCCTTGGCAATAACCCTATCACGATGCTTCGCGTAATGCCTACGGCTCGCTTCCCTACGCTTTTCTATATCCGAAAAAGGCATGGTCGGGGCCTATACCACCATAGTGGCAGATTTATGAAGGGAAAAGGGGTGGTGAAAGAAAGGAGAAAACACCACCCCTCCCGAAAGGAAATGCGCTAACTAGGCGCGGGGAAATAATACCATGGGGGCTTTGTGTGTCAAGGTACCATACACGGGGGGTGTTTCCTACGTGCGGGCCTGATGGATATCGGCCAGAAAAAATAGGGGGTGGGGGGTTGTGGTTTCGAATCCCTAAGGGGGGCCTTCCCTGTGTCGAATGACAGGGTTTTTTAAAAACGCAAAACTGAATGTGCAAAATAGTATGTATACAGGCGCGCCACCACATAGGCCTATTTAGGGGGGTCGGGGGACGGTGGGAGCGCCGTATTAAGCCCCTTTCTACCCCCTCCCCCCACTTTTTGTTTGACAAATAGATTAAATTGTAAGACAACAAGGACGTCGACAACGACACAACACACACAGAAGGAATTAAGTATGAGCATGATTTACCTAGCTAACGTCCACAAGATTGAAGATATGCATGGCATCAACTTCATCACACCGCATGAGCACGTTGCTGTAGACTTCCCCCGCGACGAAGTGCCGCACTATGTCATCTGGTCTTACGTTGACAAGTCAGACGTCTCGTCGACCAACGACTTCGCTACCGCGATGGACACCGCAGCCCGCTGGCTCAAGCGTGCCGAACCAGCCTAACCTAACGGGGGAGCGCAAGCTCCCCCAACCTAACCGGAGAATGAATATGTTACATCGCATTCAAGTAGCCTACATCCACAGCGATGGGGCAGCACGCTACGGCATCGACGTCTACGGCCACACAGTCCACGACCTCAACGCCCTGATATGGCCGCTCATACTACACTGGAGACGCCAGCTTAAGAAGTACCCAGATGCAGAGGTTAGCCTGAGGTATAAGGACTTAGGCATAGGATGCCGACTTAAGCACATCAAGGCAGACCAGATACACAGATGGATGATGGAGAGGATAAACCACAGAGCAGCAGCCTAAGGCGGGACGGGGAGGCGAGAGCCTCCCCCAACGTCCCGCGACCCGTGATAGTAAATCCCTGCGGACAGCCACTCGATATACAAGCGGATAGGGTGAAAAGGTCTAACTTAGTTATAAATGACGATTTTTCTTGACTTTATGATTAAATTGTAAGACAAAGAAGGGGTCAGCGGGACACTGACTGACACAACACACACAGAAAGAAAGAGTAAACACACTATGGTTACTAAAGTAAAAGCACCGGCCACGCCGGTATCGAAGGCCCGCGCTGCTTATATGGCGTCGACCGCTTCCACCTACGGCGCTCTGCGGAAGTATTCCGAGACGCTGACCGCCACCCTTGGCGAGAAGTGGTGGCTGACGCCCATGAAGGGACCGCTCACCGGCAACTTGGCTGCGCTGCGGGAGGCAATTCGCAAGGAGAAGGCGGAAGTCAAAATCCTCGCGGAAAAGAAGCAGAAGGTCAACCCGAAGTATAACATTTACAAGCCGTGGTCCGACGTTCTTGCCTATGTCGACGAAACCAAATCGAAAAAGGGCGCAGGTGCAAACGTGGCCCGCGAGATTCGGGAGCGCATCAAGATTGAGGTGTCCAAGGTCTACAAAGCCGTCAAGGACCATGATGACGCGGACCTCGAGGATTTGGCAGATTGCAACTTCCACCTCGGCGCGGCGCTCAAGGCAATCGGTGTCGACCTCACCGAAATGAACAGCAAATAATACGGAAGGGGAGGCGCGAGCCTCCCCTTTTTTGTCCGCAATCCTGCCCGCCTTTGGCGGGCTTTTTTTGTGCCTCAATCTGGCCATGCGCCGTTTGGGTTGCACCTAGCCCACCACGCCTAAGAAAGTTAGACGTCGCCGTGATAGTAAATTCGTGCGGACAGCCCCTCGCGTAGTAAGCGTAGCGGACCTAATGTAAGATTAATTCTGTTAATCTACACAGTATACTTTGATGAACGACATTGTCTAACTTAGTTAGGGGTCATCATGACAGTAAGTTCGGGCGGACAGCCACCGCCTGCGTAAGGAAAGTTTGCTTTGTAAGAAAAACAGCCGCTTTGTAAGAATTACACCCACGCATTTCTGCGCTTTGTAAGGGTTGTAAGGTTTGTAAGGCATTTTTCTTACGAGTCTGAGAGAAGGAGCCTCCTCGCTTATGCGTAGGCAATGTCAGGAAATCCCTTATATATATATTTTTTTAACTTACTTTCTTACACTACAACCGATTTTCTTCCGGAGACTCGCAGCCGTCCGCCATTTTCTTTTGTAAGTTTTATGCTCCTCGTTTTCTTACAAATGGCCCTTTTTCCTTACATTACCCAACTTCTCTTACGCACCTAACTTTCTTACACCCCACCACCCGACTGGCCACATCGGTTGACTTGAGCAGACTTTTGTGCTACATTAAAAAGAAAAACTTACGGGTCGGGCTTCAAGCCCATACCCACCGAGTGACCAGACCTAACAAAGTTAGAAAGAGCAGATTATGACATTCACGAACGAGCAACGCATACGCCTACTGCAAGATGCCAAAGAAGCGCTCTTGCTTTGCGTAGCCGAGCAGCCACGAGATTTTGACCATGTTGTTTTGCACCGCATCAATACTGTGATTCGCAGTCTGAAGGAGCAAGCATCATGAAATGTCCATGTGGCACAAAGATAAATCCGAGACGCGTAGCCCTTGGCTACCAAACCTGTCCTGTGTGTGGGGACTTGGAGGCGAGGAAGGTAGTGCGGTGCGTAGCACCTCTTAACAAAAGCAACTACGTCCTCGTCTCCAACTTTACCGACCTCAAGCAACTCAACCCCAAATACAACAATGCGTAGCAACGCATGAACAAGCAACCAGACCTAACAAAGTGAGAAGGAGAAGCAGTATGGCTTGGGACAAGCACCTCATCAAGCATGAGCACATAGACATAGCACCATCGCTCAAAGATTGGTCAGACTACCTCAACGAGAACTACGTTTGGCGCAGCGGCGAACAGCACGAGATTACACCTAGGCGCATCGAGTTAATTCTACGCACACACAACCTCATACAGAAGAAGGAGCAAGCATAATGAAACACGTATACAAAGCAGCCCTAAGGCTGTCCTACATCATATCCGACCTAGCCGAGTTCATCGCGCAGCCCCTAACCGATTGCCTGTGGGACTTGGGTGGCAGCATCGAATACTGGGCACATGAAAAGCTAACTAAGTTAGGCGTTAATACGCCTCTGGATATCGAAGCACCTACAGGCTGGGTAGACCTCGACCGCTACCGCGAAGCCATAGCCGAATACGAAGCAGAGATGCACAATGTCATGCCAGAGCGGTTCAAGGGCCTAAGCGCCGCCGAAATCTACGACATACTGAAGCAGGAGCAACGCTAATGGGCTACCGTTCAGAGGTTAAGATTGTGTTCTACCTAACACATGGGACAAGCGAGACCCTCGACGAGGCCAACGCCAAGCGGGGCACAACCACCCTCCCGTTCCCCATACTTAAGCTGTGGTTCGAGGAGAATTACCCAGTGCGGGAGGCCAAGGACGAGTGGTGCGCGACTATCGACTATGGCGATGACCACATCCTGCTCCGCTACGAGGATGTCAAATGGTATGACGGGTATGAACATCCTAACAAAGTTAGCGATGCCTTCGAGTCATTCAGCAATGCGTTCCGTAGTGACGAGCGTGACCACACTGCGCAGTATGAGTTCGTGCGTGTTGGCGAGGACGACGATGACATTCAGCGGGAGTGCAGCAGCTATTCCGACCGCCGACTGTTCGTCGAGCGCAGCATCTTGTTCGAGTGAGGATAAGGCGATGAACGAATACGACAACAACTACCCACCATGCGTCCATTGCGGCGAGGGATGTGACCCGATGGCGGCAACGCCGATACAGTGGCAGTGCAATGACTGCGAACTGTGGAACGATAAGCCAGAAGGCCTAACTAAGTTAGAAGGAGAAGAAGTATGAATGACCTTAGCACCAAGATGAAAGCAACCTTACTGCTACGCAAGTATGACTATCTACGCCAAGCACTGCGTGCAGCAGAGCATGAACTAGGCAAGGCCGTGACGGAATACGCCAGAGAGACTGGCCGCTGGGCACTATCAAAGGACCACTTCCGCAGCGAGTTGGAACGGGAAACCGAGAGCGCCCGACTCGAACAAGCAGCCGAGCGTAATGCGTGGGAGAAAGCCCATGCCTAGCATCCTGCATACAGCAGCCGAGATTTTCTTCATGTCCGTTTTAATTTTTTCCGTGTGGGCAATCCACGCAACCATCAAGGAGAAGTAAAGTGAGCAAGCTAACCAAAGACCGCAACTACTACCGTATGTTGACGGATGCAGAACTGGTCGCCCTGACTAGGGACAGCAGCAAGATAACCGAACTTGAGAAAGTGCTGGCCGAGCGCCTCAAATCCGCACTTGGACTTCGCGTCTAACCGAGCAGAACAAACAGACCTAACAAAGTTAGAAGGAAACAGATTATGTCATGGAACAATTCATATCGCACATGGGGCTTCCCAACGATGACCACCTACGACCAAGCGGCGTATCACGAAGCGCAGGTCAAGCCCATCAGGGGCGACAAGAACGGCACGAAGCCGCTGGGTGACCGCAAGAAGAAGTATATCAACATCCGCAAGGATGAGGGAACCTCCGACATCATCTGCCGTATCGGCAGCACAGACGTAGTGCGCTACAAACGCAGTGGGGATGTCGTAGTAAACATAGGCGTCTACACATCAGCGACAACCAACGATTTCCTTGGGCAGTTACTGCACATGGATGTGCGCACCTTCGACAACAAGTCATGGGTCAAGTGCTTCTACCAGAGCAGCCCTATGGAGAAAGCCGTGAGCGGTGAGTTTGTGCTACCGAACGACACGGACTCTGTATTCCGCATGGACGCAATCACGCGCCAGTGGGTGACGCTCGACGTAATCCCTGCCTACACGCACAAGGTAAACCGTGAGAAGTCTAACTTAGTTAGGAAGTCTTACACACCCTTCACGCGCTACCTACGCAATATGGTCAAGCTGCGCACCGAGATAACCGAGAAGAAGCACTGGACGGGTGACATCGTGGTCGAGCGAGTTGTTACTATCAGCAACGAGGAAATGGTAAGCTTGGGTATCAAGAGCGGCTACGGCGAACGCTTACAGTTCAGACCACACGCCAACGACAAAGCGCAGAACGTGCGGGGTATGATGATGAGCGATGACCCAGAGCAACACTACAAAGCCTTCGCACACATCGTGAAGGGCGCATCCGGCTACAGCTACATGCCTCAAAAGGGTTTCGCAGTATATGCAGATGCAATCGGGGATTTCTACAACAAGCTACTGTTGTTCATACACAAGAACGATGTGCTGGAGAAAACGGTAAGCACAAGCGATTCAGCTAAGCGCGACCCATACGGTGCATGGTTCAAGTGAAGAGCCACCACAGGCCCGACCACATCGGTTGACTTGGCCAGTATATTGTGCTATAAATAAAAGAAAAAACAGCGGAAAACCGCCAACTTGATACCTAACCAACTAAACCTAACAAAGTTAGAAACACGGAGCAGTTATTATGTCTATTGATTTTGGTTCAAACATCAGCCTCGACGAAGCAGCCAGCCTCATCGTCTCCATCCCCGACAACATCTTCCTACTCGAAGGTGAGCCTGGGATTGGTAAGTCTTCCATCATGAAGGCGCTCAAGGCCAAGCTGGGTGACGGCTATGCCTATGCTTACTTTGACTGTGCGCAGAAAGACCTTGGCGACATTGCCATGCCAGCCCCAAACCGCGAGTTACGGGTAACAGAGTATTTCCCCAACGCAGCGCTTCAGTTGCAGACGGGCAAGCCAGTGGTCATCATGCTCGACGAGTTTGCCAAGGCCCCACCACCTGTGCAGAATATGCTTCACCCCTTACTCGAAGAACACAACCGCCGCTTGGGTGACGTTGCCTTGACCGATGGTTCCATCGTGTTCCTCACATCGAACCTATCAACCGATGGCGTGGGCGATGTCATCAAGGGCCACACCCTCAACCGCGTGACCAAGGTGCGCGTGGCCAAACCAGACAGCGACCAGTGGCTTGGCTGGGCGGTGAACAACAACATCGACCCCGTTGTCATGGCGTGGGTAAAGCAGTTCCCGCAAGCACTGTCGTCATACACCGAGGGTGGGCAGGGTGATAACCCATACATCTACAATCCCAAGGCCATGCAGAAGTCCTACGTCTCGCCCCGTTCTTTGTCGCGCAGTTCTAACATTGTTAGCAAGCGGGAGCATATCTCATCCAATGCTCTTACTGCTGCTCTGTCAGGCACAATAGGGGAAGCGGCAGCTCGTGATATGCAAGCCTTCATCGCCTACCAAGACCAGCTACCGACATGGGACAGCATCATAGCCAGCCCTAAGTCTGCTGCGCTACCCACATCGGCTGGGGCATGTGCGGTGCTTATCTTCGGTGCAATCGCCAAGGTGACTAAGGAAACCATGACCCCGCTCATGGCGTATCTCGAACGGTTCGAACCAGAGTGGCAAGCTACCTTTGCTATCAACATCGCCAAGAACCCAAGCAAGCAGAGCATCGCCTTCACCTCATCGGCCTTTGGTAACTGGATGCAGGAAAACGAAGACCTGCTGTGAGTATCGACATACTCGCAGTGAAGCTGTGGGGGAGAGCGTCCGGTAACGATGCCTCCCTCAAGCGATACTCAGTTTACTACAAGCGGGAAGGACGTATGTGGCGCAGCCTCATCGACGCAATCGACGAGATAGCTGCGTGGCGTAAGTTCCATGAAGTCGTAGACCACCATTCAAACCAAAACCTAACTACTTGTCTATCAGAGCAGGAGCAAGAATATCATGGATTTACAGAAAGCAGAGCGCAAGCTGAAGAAGGTCAAGATTGACTTAATGCGCAACCCCAAGTTCGCATTGTGGTCAGGCATCATGATGGTGGGCAAGACCAGTGTAGTCGAGGGCATACCTACGGCTTGCACCAATGGCCGCGACGAGATGTATGGCTTGGAGTTCATAACAAAGTTAGACCACAAGACCCTTGGCTTTGTCATACTACACGAGAACCTGCACAAAGCGTTCCACCACCTGACCACATGGGCCAAGCTATACAAGGAAGACCCCAAGCTGGCGAACATGGCTTGTGACTACGTCATCAACCTGATGCTTGTGGATATTGACGTAGGTGAAACTGTCATAGCGTTTCCCCGCCACGAGGATGGTTCGCGGATGGGCCTGTATGACCCACGCTTCAAAGGTATGCACACCAAGCAAGTCTTCGACATACTGAAGCAGGAGAAGGAAGAAGGCGGCGAAGGTGAAGGCGGCGAAGGCTTCGACGAACACGACTGGGAAGGCGCAGCCGAGATAAGCGGCGAGGAGAAGAAGGAACTCGAACGCGAGATAGACCAAGCGTTGCGGCAGGGTATCATCACTGACCAAAAGGTGAACGGCGCAGGGGGAGGCGGACTAAGCCGCGAACTGGGCGAACTGTTGCAGCCGCAGATAGACTGGCGCGAAGCGTTGCGTGAATTTGTATCGTCGTTCTGCAATGCCAAGGACACATCGTCATGGCGCAGGGTCAATCGCCGTATGCTCGCGCAAGATGTGTATATGCCTAGCCTAGTAGGTGAGAAGGTGGGCCACATCGTTGTCGGTATCGACACATCGGGGTCTATCGGTGTGCAGGAACTCAACACGTTCCTGTCCGAGGTCAAGTCTATCGTGGAGGACGTTCACCCTGATGCGCTCGACCTTATCTATTGGGACGGGGCCGTAGCTGGGCATGAGGTCTACGACATGGCAACGATGTCTAACCTTGTTAGCTCTACTAAGCCAATGGGAGGCGGTGGAACCGACCCGACCTGCATGATGCGCTACCTCAAGGAAAAGCAAATCAAGCCAGAGTGCATCATCCAACTGACAGACGGATACATCGGCAACTGGGGCGACCAGTGGGAAGCGCCAATCCTGTGGGTTATCACCGAGACCAACTACAGCAGCAGCAAGATTGTCTCGCCTGTCGGCAAGACTGTTCACATCAAAGGTTAAGGAGAAAACCAATGGCTAAAGCAATCATACGTTACGGCTACGACAGCTTTGTCGTGGAGGCAGAGGATGCACTGACTATACATAACATCCTAGCCAAAGCCGAACATTATCACAGGAAATACCGTTCAACAGATGATGGCGGCACGTCTTACTATGTCTGGGAGCAGGACATGAGTAGCGAGATGCGCGACATTACGATGATGCCTGACGGTCTATACCGCATGGCAAAACTGGCGGGTAAGCCCGAAGAGAAATAAAAACACGAGTCAGTAGGTCACACCTAACTAAGTTACACCTATTCAAGAAGGAGCAAGCATATGAGTATTAGTTCTTCATCGGTTCTTGTCGAACTGAACATCTCCGTCTGGACGGCTAACAAGCTGGACAAGGACGCGACCAACAAGCTAACTGCTGACAACAGAGCAGACGCAAACGCAGCGCAGGTGCGCAAGAACCTGATGGCTGGCACTTCGTTACGGAAGGACATAGCGGACTTCGCTGCTGGCTGTCGCCAGTGGCACAACACACGGACGCTACCTTGGTCTGACCGTGGCCCTCGCCTGTTACCCACAAGTCTGTTTCTCGACTACAAGGCAGACGCCAACACGCGGCGCGATACGTTCATGCGCATGAAGGATAAGTTTCGCATGGAATATCCGAGGCTGCTGGCCACACGGATACTATCAATGGGCGACCTACATAACCCTGATGACTACCCGCATGTTGACGAGGTGATGGGCAAGTTTGACTTCCGCCTTGTGTTCTCTCCCGTTCCAGAGTCGGGCGACTTCCGCTTAGACATACCAAAGCAGGACATGGACGAGATACGTAAGGAATACGATACTAACTTTGTTACACGTATCGAGGAAGCCATGCGGTCCCCATGGGAGAAGCTGCACACTATGTTGTCTGGCATGAGCGCCAAGCTGACCGATAGCGATGACGAGACTAAGAAGCGGTGGCACGACACGTTCATTACCAACGCGCAAGACATGTGCGGGATGCTGACCCACCTAAACATTACGGGCGACCCCAAGCTGGAGGCTGCGCGGCGGCAACTGGAACAGGCGCTAATCAACGTCGATATCGACGACATTAAAGAGGAAGTGGGTGTTCGCGTAGACCTAAAGCAAAAGGTCGATGACATCCTCAAGGGCTATGACTGGTAAAGGAAGACTAACATGACAATGAATTACGAAGGCTACACATATACCGAACTCGACGGATACAAAACCGTATACAGGCGGGAATACAAGGCACAGGGTAACCCATATCAAGGGCCAGCGGTGCTTGCACCTAAGCTTGCACCCTTAGTGGACGCGATACTAACACAGCGTCCCAAGTGGAAGTTTGTGGCTAGGCAGCGGGCGGGTATGGTGCTTCAAGACGATGGAACCAACACCCCTGCGTTTGGTGCTCTTCAAGTATACACAGAGAATGACGAGATACTGGGAGAACTTGATACCACCTACACTTACCGTGGTGGCGAGAGCCAGCTTAACTACACCTACGACAACGAGAGGCTGAGTGCCAAGCGGCAGCGTGGGGCTTGGTCTAAGAGCACGAAGTTGGATAAGGCAGTGAAGGATGTGCTCAAGAACTTCCGCCCGAAGGATACCACCGAGATTGTGCGGGAGCGTATGGCTCTTGCGGGTAGCGTGGTAGGGCAAACAGCGGCTGAAGCGCATAAGAAGTTTATGAACCCATACTCCAAGCTAAACCAGCAGATGACTAACTTTGTTATGTATAACTGGGATACGCTATCCCCGATGTTCACGGAGGCGGGTCTTGAGTTTGACCCCGAACTTCCAGAACTATACGCGGCTGCTATGAAGGCCAAGGAGATGGGCGAGTCGTTCCGACCCGATGGTGGTGGCGTCACTATACTTGTGCGGCCTAGCGATTATCTTGTAGTGCGAACTGGCAAGGACGACAAAACAGATGTACAGATAAAAGCACCAGAGGAACTGCCAGCCGAGGTGCGCCGCAAGCTGGGTATACTCAAGCTGACGGAACTTAGGCAGTATGTCCCCGACATGGGCGTCCACTGCGCGAAAGATACATACTTTATTACTGGGGAGGACATGATGTGACTGAAGAAACTAAACGATACCGAGGGCAGCGTGGGCTGGGCAAGCGCCCCGCCATGAGCCTGACAAACCTGCGGCTGCGGACGGACATCCTCGACTACTATAAAGCACAACCGAACTTCACGGCCAAGATGCGTGAAGTCCTAACGGAGTATGCAGAAGCCAATAAATAAATGATCGCTCCTAACTTAGTTACACTGGACCGCCCTCGTGGCGGTCTTTTTTTATCTTTTTTATTTTTTGATGTTTGACAATGTAAAAGCATGGTGTAAGGTGGCCTTCCTAACAAGGAGCAACCACATGAGAGAACCAGAACTTATCAACGCCACAGTCATCCCCGCGCAAGCGGGTTACAAGATGGTATTTGTCGACGCATATTCGGATGATGACATCCCGACAGAAATGCCAGAAACATGGCTAAGTGATGTTATCGGATGGCGCATAGTAACTTATAAGCGCGAGGGCGGTGACATTTATTCGTTTACAGAGGCAGTCACTTTAGATGGCACATACGAGAGCAGCTACGCTATTTTATGCCCAGACGGGACTGTAGATGATGTGCATCACTGCCGCCACATTAACATGCGAGCGTTCCTTAACCACGCTAGGGAAACCCAAGAAGCGGCAATAGCTAGGGGCCTAATCAAGAAGGCACCAGACGTTGGCTAAAACCCCCGAAAAGGTAGTCAAGGATAAGGTCGTGTCCGTCCTCAAGTCCGAGGATGTATATTACTTTTTTCCAGCAACGCACGGCTACGGACGCAGTGGCGTTCCAGATATCATAGCCTGTGTAAACGGACACTTCCTCGCCATTGAGTGCAAGGCAGGTAGTGGCAAGCTGACCGCCCTTCAAACCCGCGAGATTGAACACATCCGCCGTTGCGGTGGCGTGGCTGTCGTGGCGAACGAAGACAACTGGGACATGGTGCGCGACATCGTGCGCAAGCTTAAGAATACTGTCATAGGAGAGGCGACGTGACCAACGAAGATGATATGTTAATCACACAGGCCGCACGGCGTATCTGTGCCGCGCAATGCGACAAGCAGGACAATGGCGAGAGCCAGCTATACCTAATCGGTGACTACGACCACACAATCTGGATGCGCCTCGTTGAGCAGGGCATCCGTAAGGGCATTGAGATTGGGAGGATGCTGTGATTAAAGAACGCATTGAGGCGCTGCGTAAGCGCGAAGCTGTATGCTGGGATATGTCGGAGGTGTTCCTCCATGCCAAGGACGCACATGGTCTTCATGACATGGGCGTAGAGATACAAGGCATCCAGTGGGCAATTCGTGAACTGGAACTTCTGCTGTGCAGATAATCACAATCGACTTCGAGACCTACTATGACCGAGCGTTCAGTCTGTCCAAGCTGACAACGGAGGAATATATCCGTGATGAGCGCTTTGAGACTATCGGCGTAGCTGTAAAGGTTGACGAAGGCGAGGCCCAATGGTTCAGCGGCCCGAAGGCCGCGACCAAGATGTTCCTTAGCCAATTCCCATGGGACGATGCTGTGGCTGTGGCGCATAACGCTGTGTTCGACATGGCTATCCTTAACTGGCAGTTCGACATCCGCCCCAAGCGCATTGCTGATACGTTGTCTATGGCAAGAGCCAAGCATGGAACGGAAGTGGGTGGTAGCCTCAAGGCGCTGGCCGAATACTATCAGTTGGGAGCGAAAGGCACTGAAATTCTTAACGCACTGGGCAAACAGCGATTGGATTTCAACGCCAAAGACTTAGCCAGATACGGAGAATACTGCCGTAACGATGCAGACCTCACCCATAGTTTATTCAAGTGCCTTGCTGATGGCTTCCCCCTCGTAGAGTTGCAGCTTATCGACCTGACCATCCGTATGTTTACTGAGCCGGTACTGGTCTTAGACAAACAAGTCCTCACAAACCACCTGTCTATTGTGAAGAGTACCAAGGAACAACTACTAGGTAAGGCGCTCGTGGACAAGGCGGACATCATGTCCAACCCCAAGCTGGCCGACCTGCTGCGCAAGTGCGGTGTCGAGCCACCAACGAAGATTAGCCCTGCAACTGGTAAGGAAGCGTTCGCGTTCGCCAAGACTGACGAAGCGTTCAAGGCGTTGTTGGAACATGAGAACCCGGTCGTTCAAGCGCTTGTGGCTGCGCGGCTAGGTGTAAAGTCTACCCTTGAGGAGACGCGCACGGAGCGCTTTGTTGCCATTGCCGAGCGTGGGACATTACCTGTACCTCTGCGTTACTACGCTGCACATACTGGGCGATGGGGAGGGGACGACAAGGTTAACCTTCAGAACCTACCTCGCAAGTCACCATTGAAGAAGGCGATGCTGGCACCGGAGGGGCATAACTTTATCGACTGCGATAGCAGCCAGATTGAAGCACGGACCTTGGCGTGGCTGGCAGGGCAGAACGACCTCGTAGACGCATTTGACCGAGGCGAAGATGTGTACCGGATTATGGCATCATCTATCTACGGTGTGCCTATTGATGGGGTGACGGACGGCCAGCGGTTCGTGGGTAAGACAACCATCTTGGGCTGTGGCTACGGCATGGGGGCTGACAAATTCAAGGCACAGCTAAAGACGTTCGGTGTCGATATGGAACTGGCCGAGTGCAAACGTATTATTAGCGTATACCGAGAGACCTATTCCATGATCCCAAAACTATGGCGTGAGGCTGGTGACGCTCTGGATGCTATGGCGAACAACCAAACGGCCTTGATAGGGCGGGAGAATGTGCTGACGGTGTGCGGTGCAGACGGTATCAAGCTGCCCAACGGGCTGAGCCTCAAGTACCCCGACCTCCGCTGGGTGTATGGCGATAACGGTAAGCCCGAGATGGTTTACAACCAGAGGAAGGGTAAGGCTATCCTACCCACCCGCATCTACGGCGGAAAGCTAATCGAGAACGTGTGCCAAGCTTTGGCCCGTATCATTATCGGTGAGCAGATGCTGATGATTGCACGTAGCTACCGTGTGGTGATGACCGTGCACGACGCGATAGGGGTGATTGCCCCTACTGAGAAAGCCGCAAAGGCGCGGCAATTTGTAGAGCAGTGTATGCGTATGCGTCCCAAGTGGGCGACAGCACTGCCGTTAAACTGTGAAAGCAAAGAAGGAGCAAGTTATGGCGGGTGATTTTGAGTCATTGGAGGACCTGCTGCCAGTGTCCCCACTACCCATGCTGGGGCGTAAGAAGCTTCATAAGTACAAGTACAAGATAACCTGTAAAAGGGGACACACCTTACGGGGGGAAAACCTCGTAATCCGCAAAGCCGGAAATCGCACAACCAAGATATGTAAGGCATGTCACGATATGGCGAGAGCCAAGTGGAAAGAAAACAACCCTGACTACAAGACCCCGAAGCGCCTCGCTAAGCAGACGAGGCCGGAGCGTATAGCAGAGTTAGAAAAGGCGCTGTTAGAGGTACTGCTTTCCGTCAACGACAGTACGCTCAAGGAGCATTACGAGAAGATTGCACGAGGAGAAAAGTGATGAGCGAACCACATGACGTAGTGAAGCTGCTTCTCAAGCGGATGGAGAGCCACCCAGAGGAGTTTAGGGTTGGGTCGGGGCCGGAGCGATGGGTCACCCATATAGATATGATACAGGACTATGGGAGCGAGGCTGACAAGGCTACACTAAACGCAAAGCTGCGGGACATCGTAATGGGCGAAATCCACGAAGATGTAATGAATGAGTTACTCAATGGCCCCGACGAACGCCGCAAGCAAGAGGAAGAAGCCGAGTACGAGCGTAATCTTTCAAAGTCATTCGCGCTTACACAGCAGCAGATGATGCAACAGGCGCAAGGAAGCCTACAGAACGCCTACGCGAACCAACTAGGCGCGTACAACCAAGCGCAAGCTGTAGGCATCGGCACCCAGTCACCTTCGCAGCCTCTGACTATTGGTGCGGGGGGTAAGGAACTTATGCGTATCAAAGCTGATGGCGGCGTCTTCATCCAACCAAAACTGTCGTCATCAGCAGTCAACCAAATCAAACAAGCGTTAGGAATTAAAAAATGACCGAGTATCAATTCACAAAAGACTGGTTCAACTGGGCACCGGAAGTCTGGAACCAGCTTACCCCTATGCTGTCAGGTGAAGCAGGTAAGCGTAACTTCCTTGAGATCGGTTCCTTTGAGGGACGCAGCAGCATCTGGATTGCCGAGAACATGATGCAAGACGGTGACCGCCTTAACTGTATCGACACATGGATGGGTGGCGAGGAACACGGCGAAGAGAACATGAATGAAGTGGAAGAGCGGTTTCGCGCTAACTTGATTGTCGCTGCGAAAAAGTTCCCAGAGCGCGTTATCGTCCAGCAAAAGGGTACTTCTACTCTCGCACTGGCACACAAGATTAGGCACGGTAGCTTCTACGACTTCATCTACATCGACGGAAGCCACAAGGCACCTGATGTGCTGACCGATGCGTGTATGGCTTGGCCGTTGCTCAAGCGTGAAGGTCTGATGGTGTTCGACGACTATATGTGGGGCAACCCCCGCGATGCGCTGCACCGCCCTAAGATTGCAATCGACGCCTTCACTAACATCTTTGGTGAGACCGCAGAGATTGTCCACGTTGGTTACCAACTAGTATTACGCAAGAAAGGATAAGGACATGGATTGGATTACGACTGTAGCAGTATTTGTATTGGTGTTCGTTAGCTATGCGATTGGGCGGCTTAGTAGTGACGCTACCCCCATCAAGCGTGAGAACGAGCGGCTCAACGCAGAACTAAAAAAGCTGACTGACCGTGACGAGCGTGGCCGTTTCAAAGGCGGTAAGTAGTGCCCAAACGAGTATGGACACCCGAGAGGGACGCAGAGTTGTTGGAGTATTACAAGCACGGCCTAAGGCCAGCGTACATGGCGGAACAGATGGGGCTTACGATTGCTTCAGTCGAGGGCCGTTACGGGAAGCTGAAAAGAATACAAAAAGCTAAGGAAGCAGAGAGCAATGACTGAAGAGAAACGACCTAAGATTATGATTGCCACCCCCATGTATGGCGGGATGTGCACTGGTATGTATGTGATGGGTTTGCTCAGCACTATGAACGTAATGCGTGAGCTGGGTGTCGAGGTGCGCTGGGCGCACATGACGAACGAGAGCCTTATCACCCGGGCACGTAACGAGCTTGCTCGTTCTTTCTTAACCACAGACTGCGACTACCTAATGTTTATCGACGCTGACATTGGCTTCGACGGACAGGCTATCGCCCACCTGCTGGCCGTGGATGATGATATCGTATGCGGTATCTACCCTAAGAAGGAAGTGAACTGGGATAGCGTCAAACGCGCAGTGGCCGCTGGCAAGGATGACATACAAGACCACGCGGGTGCCTTTGTGTTTAACATGGTAGGTGATGCGCATGTTGAGACTGACGAGCGCGGTACAATCGAAGTGCGGCATGGCGGCACAGGCTTCATGCTCATCAAGCGGGGGGTATTCGACCACCTTGCACCGCACGTGCCGACCTATCGGGTAACATCATTCATCAAGCCAGACGGTGAGTACGACAAGCCGCTGACACACGAGTTCTTTGCCACAAGCATCGACGAGAGCGGTGCGCTATTGTCAGAGGACTACCACTTTTGCGAACTGTTTCGCAAACACGGGGGGAAAATCTACGCCCACCCCTTCGTGAAATTGGACCACGTTGGGACCTATGTTTACAACGGGGACATTTTGAAATCGGGCGGAAACCTAAAGTAAGGAGCGAATGAAATGACGAAACAAAACAAAGCAGCATTAGTCACATCTATGTTGGAGCGAGGCTATTCCGTTAAAACTATTAAGCGGCTTGCTAAAACTAGTGAAAGCTACATATACTTAGTTAAGAAGAAGCTGGCGGAAGCAGCAGGAGAAGTCGTAACAGCGGTTAAAGAAGCCGTAGCCGAAGCCATAAACGAAGAAGCGGTTAAGGCGGAGACTAAGAAGGAAGAACTGGATACTGTACTGGACGAAAGGGAAGACCAGTACGGCTCGTTTATGCAAGCCGCAGATACAGCCATCAAGATTAAAAGTGTCATGCATAACGCCATCGCACGTAACGACCTGCATCTATACCCCGATCAGTTGTTGTCATTGGATATGATCGCGGTAAAGATAAGCCGTATCGTAAATGGCAACCCAGCGCACCGAGATAGCTGGATTGATATAGCGGGATATGCTACGTTAGTGGCTGAACGCCTACAAGGAAAAGCGAGATAACATGACAGCGTGGTCCTATAGCAGCATCAAGACCTTTGACCAATGTCCGAAGAAGTACTTCCACCTCAAAGTGGTTAAGGACGTTAAGGATACGCCGGGGGAAGCTGCTGACTATGGGACCGCAGTCCATGAAGCTGCCGAGTTGTTCGTTAAGGACGGCACACCCATCCCGAAGAAGTTTGGCTACATGCAGCCCATCGTTGACAGCCTCGTTGCTATCGAAGGCGATAAGCACACGGAGTTAAAGCTAGGTGTCAGGAAGACGCCCACTGGCTACGCTCCGTGCAGCTTCTTCGCTAAGGATGTGTGGTGGCGCGGCATCGTCGACTTGGTTATCATCAACGGCGACACGGCCTACATGGTGGACTACAAGACGGGCAAGAACGCCAAGTACGCAGACCCTAAGCAGCTTGACCTCATGGCTGGTGCGTTGTTCGTGCACTACCCGGACCTTAAGACGATTAAGTCTGCTCTGGCATATGTAGTGAGCAACGAGTTCATCAAGAAGGTTCACGTTGCTGAGCAGCGTGATGAATACCTAAATGTGTTTGTTGACGAACTAGGTCGCTTGGAACATGCCCAGCTTAGCGGCGTGTGGAACCCAAAGAGCAGCCCTTTATGTGGCTGGTGCCCTGTAACAGAGTGTGAACACCACAGACCACGGAGACGATGATGGCCCGCGATTACCGCAAAGAGTACGATACGTATCAAGGCACTGAGCAGCAGAAGAAGAACCGCGCTGCGCGTAACGCTGCCCGCGCCAAGATGATGAAGGCCGGTAAGGTCAAGAAGGGCGACGGGAAAGACGTCTCCCACCTCAAAGCATTTGATAAGGGTGGTAGCAATAAGAACGGTGTGCGTGTAGAAAGCGCATCGGCCAACCGCTCATTCAAACGGGACAGCAAGAAGAACCTTGTCTCCGAAGTCAGTACGCGGGAACGCAAAAAGAAGAAATAACATCTAGGTGGAGATACACCGTGCAAATCGTAGACAATAAAGCGTTAGTCTTTGAGACTAACGAGCCTGACATCATTACCCACGTAATCCCGAACAGTGCAGTAATCGAGGACAACAAGGTGGCAGTTAAGTGGGGGATGCACGAAGTGCAAATCCTTGCTGGCTTAGGCTACAAGAACGCCCCGTCCCCCATCATGCGCGACTACAAGTGGACAGGCAAGTATAAGCCGTTCGCGCACCAAGAGACCACATCATCTTTCCTGACAGCCAACAGGCGCGCCTTCTGCTTCAACGAGCAGGGTACAGGTAAGACGGCCAGCGTCATCTGGGCAGCAGACTACCTGATGAACTTAGGTAAGATTAAGCGCGTCCTCGTGTTGTGCCCCCTGTCAATCATGAAGTCAGCATGGCAGCGTGACCTGTTTACCTTTGCGATGCACCGTTCGTGCAGCGTTGCTCATGGTGATGCCAAGACCCGCAAGAAGATTATCGAAGCTGGTTCTGATTTCGTCATCCTAAACTTTGACGGCCTAGCTATCGTAGAAGATACAATCCGTAACGGTAACTTTGACTTGATCGTCGTGGACGAGGCTAACGCCTACAAGAACTCACAGACCAACCGTTGGAAGACGCTGGCAGTGATAATGAAAGACCTCAACCCATACCTATGGATGCTTACAGGTACGCCTGCTGCGCAGTCCCCCATAGATGCCTACGGTTTAGCTAAGCTGGTAAACCCACAGAATTGCCCTACCTTTTACGGTGCATTCCGCGACCAAGTCATGATGAAAGTGACGCAGTTCAAATGGGTTCCGAAGCCTAACTCAGACCGTGTCGTTCATAATGTGCTGCAACCCGCTATCCGGTTCGAGAAGAAAGACTGCCTAGACTTACCAGAGGTTACGTTCATCGAACGCGAGGCACCGCTTACAGCGCAGCAGAAGAAGTACTACCTGCAACTCAAGAACGAGATGCTGATTGAGGCAGGTGGCGAGGAAATCAGCGCGGTCAACGCAGCGGTCAAGATTAACAAGCTGCTTCAGATTAGCGGTGGTGCGGTCTATGCGGATACTGGAGAAGTCATAGAGTTCGATGTGTCGAACCGGCTTAACGTCGTGCTCGAAGTCATCGAGGAAGCTGCGAACAAGGTGCTGGTCTTCGTGCCATTCACCCACACCATCGAACTACTACGCGCCAAGCTGGAGAAGGCTGGCATATCCTGTGAGGTCATCAACGGTAAGGTGCCGCTCAATAAGCGCTCCGACATCGTCGACCAGTTCCAGACTCGCAAAGACCCGCATGTGCTTATCATCCAGCCACAGGCTGCATCGCACGGGCTTACGCTTACGGCAGCAGACACAATCATCTGGTATGCCCCAGTGACAAGCGTAGAAACCTACTTGCAAGCTAACGCCCGCATCAACCGCCCCGGACAGAAGAACGCAATGACCATTGTGCATATCAGGGGCAGCGAGGTGGAGGACCGCCTTTTCTCCATGCTGCAAGGGAACATCAACAATCACGAAAGAATTATCGACTTATACCGTCAGATGATGATTGATGGTGCTTGACAATGTCAAAGAGCATTGTAAGAACACGAAGGCCAACCAAGGAGCAAAACATGAATACCGATAAATCCGTTGAGGAGATGGTGGCTGCGTACCGTAAGATACGTGAAGCCATCTCGGAAAAAGAAGAAGCCCACAAAGCAGATGTATCTGGACTGCGTGAGCAACTCGACATTGTCAGTGATGCACTGCTGGGGGTTTGTAATTCCCTACAGGCTGACAGCCTACGTACAGCGGCGGGTACAGTTAGCCGCCGTGTGAATACCCGTTACTGGACCACCGACTGGGAAAGGATGTATGAGTTCATTCGTGAAAACGATGTGCCATTCCTCCTTGAGCAGCGCATCCACAACGGCAACATGAAGCAGTTCTTGGATGAAAACCCAGACTCGCTTCCGATTGGCCTACAAGCTGATCGCAAATTTGTTATCCAAGTTCGTAAACCAACAGGAAAGTAAGGGGATATACCCATGTCAAACGAAGTATCTATCTTTAAGCAAGCCGGTGCCGTCTCAACATCAGTCGGTCGTCGTGAACTCAGTGAACTTGCTAAGTCGCTTGCGACCAGTGGTACCACATCGCGTCGTATCCAGACCAACACCAACGGTACGTTCAAACGCCTAATCAACGGTGAGCAGA